TAAAGAAAGGATGACATTGGCTTGGTGGACGCTACCATGTCGGGTTTAAATAGATATTGGTACTTAACAAAAGATGGTGATGAATATTGTATGGATTTATTTAAAAAGCACTATAGCCATAGACCATATGCTGATGGACGTGAGACAAAATTGTTTTGTGGTCCAGGCGAAAAGATTGTTCTTAGAACATGGGAATGCGATGCAATGTTTGTATGGAGAAAATATATAAATGACGCAGGAGAAGAAGGAATCAATTGTTCCATTTTTAGAAACGAATCCAAAACAAAAAGCAGCACGCTTATTCAACAAGCGGATGAAATTGCTTTTGCAGTCTGGTCTGATCGCAGGCACTATACCTACGTCAATGCAGAAAAAATCAAATCAGTTAATCCTGGATACTGTTTTAAAAAGGCAGGATGGCGAGAATGCGGAATGACAAAAGTAAATAAACACATTATATTAGAAAAATATGAAAATGCTTGATTTATTTAGTGGAATTGGTGGATTCCACGAAGGTTTTAAGCGCGCAGGCTACCAGTTTGACTGGGTAGGCTTTAGTGAGATAGATAAATATGCAAGCGCGGTGTATAAATATAATTATAAAGAAAGTGAGGAATTAGGTGACATTACAGCTATTCGACCAGAAAGAGATTTACCAGATAACATTGACATCCTTTGTGGAGGATTTCCGTGCCAGGCATTTAGCATGGCTGGAAAGCGACTCGGATTTGATGACACTAGAGGTACTCTCTTTTTTGAAATCGCACGGATTCTCACCTATTATAGAGAAAAGCAAAGACCAATTAAGTGCTTGGTACTCGAAAATGTTAAAGGCCTACTTAGTCACGATGATGGACGCACATTTGCTACAATCTACAGAGTTCTTGATAACCTTGGGTATACCATTGAGTTCCAATTACTTAATACTCGCTGGTGGCTACCCCAAAATAGAGAGCGGATATACATTGTCGGATATATTGGAAACAGAGGTGGACCACAAGTATTTCCTATCGGAGAAGATGGTGAAAGGAATAATGAAAAGCGATTTCCGGGAAAGACAACCACAGGACACAAGCAAGGTATGCTCAACTCTAAAGATAGGCGGAGACGTTCCATGCTTCGAGGATCAGAAAAAATAGAAATTGTTGGAAATACCAAAAGTGGTGGAGAACGGTCAAAAATACATAGTTCTGAAGGTATTTCATCTACACTTACTGCTACAGATTATAAACAAGCTAAACAAGTAATGGTCATTGATAAAAAAGGAAATAAGAAAAATAATCAAGATTATGCAGCTACATTATGTGGTGGTGGTCATAGTGGTGGTAATCATAGTGATATGGATTTAATAAAAGTACCTGAAGCCACGAAGAAAGGCTACGCAGAAGCAGAGGTTGGTGATTCGATTAATCTTTCTGTGCCTAACAGTAAGACCAGGCGAGGTAGAGTAGGTAAAGGTGAAGCACAGACGTTGGATACAGGTATGCAGCAATATACGATACAACCCAAGAAAATTGACATTATTGGAAATTTAAAAGGAAAGGATGGACATGAGTGTCATAATGTTCATTCAACAGAAGGAATTGCGCCTACTGTGCGACATAATCATGGTAAGACAACAATGATACATTCCACGAATATACGCAGACTTACACCAGTTGAGTGTATGAGATTGCAAGGCTTTACAGATAATCATAATGAGTTTGGATTGTTAGATGGTAAGACAGTTGCCATTAGCGACACACAAAGATATAAGCAGGCAGGCAACGCAGTGACGGTGGATGTTGTCCAGGCAGTTGCCACAATCATAAAAGAAAAGGAGATAATATGAGCTATTGGTTAGAATCATTGCAGGAGAACGCGTTTGACGTGTTTATTGTTACCATAGTTATTGTATCTATCATTGCATACCATTATTTACAGAGATGGTACTTTGCAAAGAAGATCAAAGAGATAGAAGAGCTGTTGATGGACATATACGATGAGGTTATAGGATGATTATGTTTGATATAGCAGAATGGGTAGCGAATGTCCTAGTGCTTGGCCTAGGCTTGTTTTTCTGGGCATTGGCATTTGGAGTTGCGTTTTTAATTATAAGCGAATTAAAGGAGAGGTATATAAATGAGTAAAAC